GTATGGATATTTAAAGGAAGGATGGGATGGTGGAAAGGAAATGGTGTGTTAGTTGTCAGGCTTTACGGCCTAGTGTGGACTTTCAGCTTGTAAAAGTAGGTAAGACAAGCAGATGGAAGTGCGGGGTTTGTTTAAAAAGAGAAGCAGCAAAAACATATGGAGTAAGCAAAAATGGAAAATAATTACATTTATAGCAAAGCTGGAACAGATATAACGATCAGATGGCAAAAGTTATATGGTTATGTGCCAGCAAGCAAGCAAGGTAAGTATATTAAAAAGTGGGCAGACTTTAGAGAAAAGTGTGCTAAAACATTAGATGATTTACAGCCATCATTCCCAAAGGAAGTGGTAAATTTAAGGTTTAAACAAAGATGATTAACAAACATTGTTTAGAGGCTTTTAATAACCTAAATCAGCCTATATACCATCCACAGGAATATTTCATGCTAGGATGGAACGCTGCGATTGATGCTATGTCAGCCGAGTTTGCAAGGAAGTGGGAGATGAACGAACTTTCTGATGTTGCTTTTGGGCAAGGCTATGTTGATCCCGATATACATGAAGATAAGGAATAAAAATGAATGACTATTCACAAATTTATTTAGATGCCATGAAAACGCTAAAGAGCTTTTATAACCATGAGCTTAAAAATAACCATATAGAAGCTGCTAAGTGCGCTAAAGAGGCATCAATGCTTGCAGATAAACTAAAGGATATTGCAAATGATAGAGCAAGAGTTTAAATTAGAATTAAGAGATTACTTTGCAGCTAAAGCGTTGCCATTAGTTTTAAAAAATGAATTTTGGATTGGTAAACATACTTTTACAACAGCATATAAAGAAATGTTACCTGATGATGAACCAGAATATTTTTTGGCTCAATGTGCATACACTTTAGCTGATGCAATGATGAGCGCTAGAAAAAAATGACCACATTTACTACTGAAGATAGGGTAGCTATAGAGCAAGGCACAGACGCATGGAAAGCACTTAGGCTAGGCAAAGTAACTGCCAGCCGAGTAGCAGATGTGCTTTCTAAGGGAAAATCTGGAGAGTCTGCAAGTCGCAAGAACTATAGAACAGAGTTAGTAGTTCAAAGGCTTACAGGCCAGCCAGGAGAGTCTTTTACTAATGCAGCAATGGAATGGGGTACGGCAACAGAACCAATGGCTAGAGTTGCTTATGAGGTAGAAAAACAACAGTTTGTAGAACAAGTTGCTTTTGTAGACCATCCTAGCATAGAATGGTTTGGATGTAGTCCAGATGGGTTAGTAAATGATGATGGCCTGATTGAGATTAAATGCCCCAATAGCACTACGCATATTGAGTATTTAACAGATCAAAAACCACCAGCAAGATATATCCCTCAAATGCAATGCCAAATGGCAGTAACAGGCCGTCAATGGTGCGATTTTGTATCATTCGATCCTAGACTACCTGATGACTTGCAATTGTTTGTAGTGCGCCTTGAAAGGGATCAGGAATACATCGAGGCAATGGAAGCAGAAGTAAAGAAGTTCCTAAGTGAAGTTGATGAAATGTTTACAAAATTGAAAGAGAAAAAATAATGGCATATGAACCAAAAGAAGGAAGCGGATCACTATTTAAGAATGATCGCAAAGAGAAACCAACGCATCCAGACTATGCTGGAACCATCATGGTCAATGGCAAGGAGCATTGGCTAAGTGGCTGGATTAAAGAAGGCAAGAATGGCAAGTTTTTTAGCATTGCTATCGGCAAGGAAAAAGAGTCTAAAAACTTTAAAGCTGCTGGATCTGATGAAATGCCTAAAAACACTATTGAAGATGATTCGATCCCATTTTAAGGAGAGCTAACATGAAAAAAGCAATTTTAGGATTGGTAACATTTATGTTATTAAGCGCATCTGTGTATGCTTGTACTACACAGACAATTATTGTCAATGGCAAGATGACTACTTGTACAGTTTGTGGAAATATTGTTACTTGTTTTTAATAGCCCCAGGAGATCTGCCGTATTCCTTCACAAGGAGCGCTGCCCCCTACAGATCAGGCAGCATTTACAAGGATAAACTATGAGCGATGGAGGTAAAGGCTGTGTTCCAAGACCTATCCCAAATCATAAACAATTCTCAGAGAACTGGGATGCCATCTTTAAGAAAGAAATTCAGCAAGGAGTTGCACGACAAGTACGATCTTCCAGCAAGGAAAGTAGTATCGAAATGGGCGCAGATGAAGTGGGGGTTAAAGTGCGAACCAAACCCTAATGAGTTTGCAGTAGATTTAATCGCTTATCGAGAAGAAAGGCCAGTTGGCTATATTGAAGTTGAAGTGCGGAATTGGGCTTATTGCCACTATCCCACCATTCACATAGCCCATCGCAAAGAGAAATTATTTCAAGAAAATCTCCCTGTGCTATTTTTTGCACTAACTCAGGACTTAAGTCATGCTTATTGGTGCAAGGCAGAAATAGCAAAGAATTATCCTTTAATAGAAGTAAAGAACTTTGAAGTGCCTAATGGAGAGTTATTTTTTGATATTCCAACAGATCAGTTTAAGTATGTTGATCTAACAGAATTATTCTAGCTATTTCTAACCATTTCTAAAGCCTCTAGGCGCTCTTTTTCTGTTCTTGCTAACCAACCCCTGCCAAATATAGGAAAGAGCTTTAAACCCTCGTAATAAACCTTCCTAGTGGCAGAATAACGATCAACTAAAGTAGCTGGGCTAAGTTCATTTATTTTACCCATTGTAATTCTGCCAATTACACCATCTTCTACAATTCCTAGAGTGCGTTGCAATAACTTAACGGCTCTACCACTACCAGCGTTTACAGCCATAGAGAAAACTAATAGATTTACGCCAATTGGTAGTTTTTCACAATAGCTTGGCCTCCAGTATTTCATCTCGTACATAGGAGAGATTTTTTCTACTGTAAGCGCCCTCATGTCTTTTTCAGTAACTGGATGGCCTACCCATTCTTCCCAAACCGCTTGAGTAACTCCACGATTAGTACGGCCTCCTGGATCAGATGGATGATCTACATAACCACCTTCTGATTTAAGAACTAACTCTAAACAGCGTTTAAACATCATTTTTTAAGATTAGCCATAATTCGTGTACCAAACAAGAATCCAAAAGCAATGTTGGCAGCCTCTATTCCAATTCTTTGAATCTCTGGAGCTACTGGCAAAAACAATGTAGTTATACCTACAATAATTACAAACAATGCCCCTAGATAACGGCTAGATGCTCTTAAATCTACTACCCATTGGCTAGGTGCGCCATAAGGGTTATCTAATGCAGCAATGGCTTGTAGTTTGTTTACTTCATTTTGATCTAGCTTGATCTGCTCGTCTACTGAAATAGGTTTAACGCCACCTGTAAACATACCAATAAGTTGTTTAATCCCATCTATACCTACTGGGACTAAAGCTCCAATAATGGTTTCTAGTATCATTTTTTAAATATTAATTCTGATATGTAGCTAATAAAAGCACCAGCTACAGAGGCAACACCCATTAAAGCCCATAGAGATCCTTTGCTGCGCTCTGCCATAGCCACTAAACGCTTAATGTCGTTGTCCATTGAATTTACTTTATGCTCTAAGTTCTCAACGGCATTAACGAGCTTGCCATATTCTACTGGGTTAATCTCGCTCATGTTAATTCCTATGCTGCGTTAATCTGTGCTTTTAGTGAATCTACTTCTGCTTTAAGCTCTTGAATAGCAGCAGTTAATGTAGCTACTAAAAATGAAGTGTCAATACCTTGATAGACTGGTTTTGTTCCTGTTTTTTTCCAAGACCAACCTTCTTGTAAATTAGTTGGTTTTGTAACATTGTTTGAAACAATATTTCCGTCTGCATCAACAGTATTGCCAATATCTTCTGTGCCATCTTTGCTACCACTAACAGCATCAGGAACAACGGCTTGAAGTTCATGAGCAATAAATCCTTGACCAGCATCTCCATCCACTTTCCATGTATAAGTACATGGCTTTAACTGTGCTACCGTATCTAAAGCACCTGTCATTGGTGCAATGTTTTCTTTTAAACGATAGTCTGAAGAAGTTGCATAAGTGGTTGCAGAACCGCTTACAGATATAGAGCCAACAACTCCGTTTGGATTAACAAAATATTGTCTTGGTAAATTGCCTGTAGTATTTGCGTTTGAATAAATAATATAGTTATCTGAAGCAAAAACTTCTACAGTATTTTGACTTCCAGCAGAAGCATATACTGGGCCAAGTGAAATATTGCCATTTGTACCAATACGCATCCGCTCAGTAGAGCCTGTAACCAAACTTAAATTACCAATAGAACGAACATACCCAGAATTTGCTTCTGTTCCAGTACCATTGGTTGCTGTTGCTGGTGATGCTCCAAACGATATGATTCTTTTATCCCCACTTCCTGCGTATGCAGAACCAAGATTAAGTAAAGATAGCATTTCTCCAGCGTCATAGCTTGCTGGTACTGCTCCAGCATCATATTTAATCCTTACTTCACTACCTTCAGTTTCAAATACTGGCTGTGTTTCATCTGATGTAACAATATTTAGTGTAGCGTTTGGTGAAGTTGTACCAAAACCAACATTACCATCAGCGTCTTTATACACTTGACCGTTACCAATATTAACTACACCAGTACCGCCAGTTAAAGTGCCTGTGTAAGCTAATGTAGTAAATGCGCCAGTATTAGCTGTAGATGCGCCAATAGGTGCGTTATTAATGCTTCCACCAGTAATCACATTAGAACTCATAGTAGAGCCACTAATAGATCCACCTGTAATA